TTCTTGCAAAGCATTGTATAGTTCTGCTTTGGTATTTTTCATTGTTAGTTTCATAATAAATTTATTTAAAAGTAGCAGTGACACCTATTACGGTAGCACCAGGATTACGAGCAAGAGCTACCTTACGTGCGTCTTGGTAATCACGAGCAATGACTTCTTCAGTGAAGACAGTGCCTGTTTTAAAAAGTTTGACTTCACACTTCATAATTAAAAAGGACTAGTTCCTTACGAGCTGCTTGATCTGTATTATAACTCCCCACACTCCTCATGGTGTAAGTGTGTGCAAATTCAGCAGCTGTCCACTCAGCGAAACGATCTCTGATTAGTTGTGATGAATTGTAAGACACAAGTTGTGGACCAACAAATCGGTCACACTTGACAGCAAAGTGGTCGTGATTAAATCCACTATGCATATTACCTCTCTTGCCATAGAGATTAGATCCAATCTCGTATGGTGGGTCTAAGTAAGTAAAAGCATTCTTACTATCAGTAAGAAGTTGTTCGTAGCTAACGTTAGTGATCTTCCATTTAGAAATCATTCCTGAATATTCAGGGAGTTTATCAATGCCTCGCATCGAGAAATTGCTATCTGACGCTTGCTTGCTGAAGGAACTGGACTCAGTGAGACCAGAGAAAGAGCACTTATTAACAATATAAAAACACACAGCAGCAGATAAGTCGGATGTTGAATCATCGTTTAGTTTCTCCTTAGCGTCTAGAAATAATAGTTTTGCTGATACTGGTTCTGGATGACGATACTTAAGTTGAACCAACTGATCACGAAGTTCTCGTCCTTGATCCTGAAGCACTCGCCAGAAGTTATAGAGTGGTCCATACAAATCGTTTACCCAGATATCTAGGTGTGGATATCGTTTACCAATTTCTAGTGCTACAGATCCACCACCCAAGAATGGTTCACGATACTCAGTGTAATCTTTCAGGTTTGGAATATACTGAAAGAGTTTACTCAGGGCACGACTCTTCCCGCCTGGATACCTGAGGGGTGTCTTCAATGACTTCAATGTCTGGGGCATGGTATTTAAGGTATTCGCGAAAGATCATTTTCATTTCACGCTCTGTCATTCCACAATGAACAGCAGCGTGGGGTAGGTTCATTGTAGCATGAAACAATGCTTCATTTGCTTCCTGAACATTTTCGGGTGTTGTTTTGACTTTGGATGTATGCCCATTGTCTTGCTGATTCGTTTTCAAGTCTTTCAATCATTTCCTCCATCATTAATTGTTTAGGATCTTTTTCAATAAATTTGAGTAGTGTCATAATGGAATTTTCCAATCAACAATAGTAATCTGTTTTGTAGGAATTACCACTCGACTTTCTTTTCGTTCTTCCACAAGTTCTGTGTCACCAGGACCACAGTTAGTGACTGGACCACTAAACATTCCTGGTGAAGGAATAGCAGGAGAACACGCAATTAAAAATTCGATCATTTGAATTCACACCCCATCATAATTTCAGTAAGACATGCCAAAAGATTGATCTCTTGATCAGGAACAATAGGAATACTGTTCATGTATTTGGCAATCACAAGAACAGCTTCTGGAATAGAAGCAGGTTTCAATACAACATACAAACTATCGTAAACTTTACGCATCACCATTGTAGGATCGTTGTCCATATTCTGAACAACCCAGTTCTTAACATCAGTAAACTGTTTCTTCTTCAAGGACGAAAGGAGAGTGTCAAGATTGACATCAGCAACATCCACAAGAATAGCAGACGTAATAGCACCAGTAGCGGCATAGCGTTGGCACTCATTAATAAGACGCCTCCAGTCAGGATAATAACGCTTAGTAATTTTAGCGAGAACTTTATCTTCATACTCAACATTCTCGTTAGTCAGAATAGTTTGGAGACGAGTAAAGAACTGACCCTGCAAAGCTACTGCTTGTTCAGGTTTGATTCTAAAATCAACAACAGTGCATCGAGAATGCAACGGTTCAATAATCTTGTTAATGAAGTTACATGTAAAGATGAAACGACAGTTTCCATGAAACTCCTCTACAGCAGTCCTCAAGGACAGTTGCACGTCATTAGTTGTGTTGTCTGCCTCATCGATGATAACGACCTTGTGAGACGCTCCAGAGGTCAGAGAGACAGTGGTGGCAAACTGACGGACTCTGTTCCTCACAGTGTCTAGGAAGCGTCCCTCATCAGATCCATTGATCACAATGTAAGAAGCACCAATCTCCTCACACAAAGCTTTAGCGATAGTTGTTTTACCAACACCTGCTGTGCCACTCAGTAGCAAGTTAGGTAGTTCTCCTTGGTTAACAAAACCTTGAAAAACTTCCTTGATAGTTTCTGGGAGGATACAATCTTCGACAATGCTTGGACGGTATTTCTCCACCCACAAAAATTCTTTACTCATAATCAAATCCAATCAGGTTTACGTTCTGGAGCACGAAGATAGTTGGTAGCTACCCAAGGTTTAGATGCAATATACATTTTGTACTTGCTGTAGATATCAACAGTATCATACTTGAATTCATCAGGACCTGCAAACACAAAAGGTGTATGCATAGTATTGTCTGCTGATGGTAAGAGATGTGTTGCCTCTAGTAGTGGTCTAGAACAAGAATGAACCTTACCGTATCTGTGTGTGTACTCAGCACACAGAGAAAGACCATGTGTAAGTAACCACCATGCATTTTCTAGAGAATCATTTGCCCAGATAGTGCAAGGGTGATTACGGAATGCACCTTTCTCTGTCTTGTATGGTTGACCATCGTTGCGATGTATTCTACCATAACTATGACCCCATTCTTCAGAGCAAACAATAGAGAGCATTTGACATGTCTCTAATGGCATCTTGACAATGTGTTTGTCAGGCAAGCACTGTGCTGAGATAGTGGGATCAGGGTCTGTTACAAAAATATTCAATTAGGTTCAAGGGCAATATAATATGTAAGATCAACATCGTTATTAATCCATTCGGAAATTAGATGCTGAGATACTTTAACAGTATAGTCACCTGGTAGGACACGAATGTTTTCAATCTTGAGATCAAGACTAAAGGTGCCAGTGCTAGAACCAGCAACGGTGATATCGTAAGTATTGCTGGTATCATTCTCTTTGTCTCTAAGGATGAGTTTGATTTCATCAGAATCTTTTTCTGAATAGAAAGTAAGATCTGGCAAACTATAAACAGCAGATGCTTTTTGCAAAGCTACAAGATCATCAGAGGAAAGATTAAACTCTACATCAGAACCAGGAAACTTTACATTTTTTTCTGGTGCAGACTTGAGCGTAATCTCAGGGTCAGAGAAATAATACTTAGCAGACTGACGACCGCCACGGATAGAAACAAAATCGCTAGATGTGAATTCCAGTTGAGGATCGTTAAACAGAGAAATACCGCTAAGGAACTGACTGAGATCATAAATTGCGAAGTCACTAGGAAATACTTCTTCGCCAGTGAATTTTGCCAGAATGTTTTCTGCATTGCTAATGGTTCGTACTGTGCTCCCTTGACGAAATACGATTGACGAATTGATCGTAGAAAAATTCTTAAGGACATCTAGAGTTTTTCTGGAAAGGATAACTTTGCTCATTGAGGATAGGATTCAGTAATGTTTGATTTGTCAGAGAAGTGAAGAAGGAGTAGACCGTAGTGTAAGATCTTAATGATATCACGACGGGCAGTGCCTTTCTTGTCATAGCGTGAAGCGTACTTGAGGATGTTGCAACGGCAGAATGCCTCAGCGTCTCCACATGCTTCAATCAAGTCTAACGTTTGAATGGCATCGTTGCCAGCAGAATAGTGTTGTCCATAGGTTCCTGTAATGTAATCACGTAGCTCTGCTAACAGAGCTTCTTCATTATATTTTAAACTCATCGTTCCCAAATATATTCAATATTATCATGGTAGCATTTAAATACGCTGCCGTCAATCCCCTGCATATAGAGTTCTATACCTTTGCCACCTACAATTTTAGCGGTACGGCACTGGGTGCCTCGCAAAATTACGAGACGACCCATGTAACCATGGAATTTATCAGAAAGAGACATCGCCATCTTGTTCCTCCTCAGTAGTGTTTACATCAGCATCAATCTTATCATACAATTCGATGAATGACTGCTTAGTCTCATCATCAAAACGGTTTACGCAAACCTTGATAGCTTTCATACGATTCTGCCAGATAGCAAAAGCACGGATGATGTGAACAAGTCTACGAGTAGAGATCACTTCATCGATACCACCATCCCTAAAAGTCTTACGGATAATGTCTGCCCAGTTGGCAAGGTTGGTGCAGAACTCTTCATCAAGAACACCTAGGTTACCTGCTGCTTTCTGAAGAATTTTAGTTTCAGTAACAGGAGAAGGATACTCTTGCTCAAAAGTCAAAGCAAATCTCTCAAGGAATGCTTCATTCAATACGTTAGTACCGATGAACCTACCGTCTTCAGATCCCTTACCCTTAGTATTAGCAGTAGCAATGATATTAAATCCTGATGCTGGTTTTACATAACGACCAGTCTTCTTAAGGAATACACCTTTGCCTTCTAGAACAGATTGCAAGCAGAGGATTTTGTTAGATGCAAGGTCAACTTCATCTAGAAGCAGCACAGCTCCACGTTCCAAAGCTTCGATGACAGGACCATTATGCCAAGCAGTTTCGCCGTTAACAAGACGGAACCCACCAATAAGATCGTCCTCGTCAGTTTCAATGGTAATGTTTACCCGAATCAGTTCTCTATTTAGAGCAGCACATGCTTGCTCAACAGAGAAAGTCTTGCCGTTTCCTGACAATCCAGTAATGAATGTAGGGTAGAACAATTTAGATTGGATAATTTTCTTTACATCAGTAAAGTTACCAAAAGGAATAAAATTAGGATCCTTGTCAGGAATAAGGTTTTGCTCTAGAGCAGGAATAGCTGCAGGTGCTTGATAAGTTTGCTCAAGTTTTTCTTGAACAGTCAAGTTCCACTTGCCAATACCTTGCTTATAAGTTTTGAGTCTCTTTTTAACAGTAGCAAGAGAACAGTTGAAGTGCTCAGATGCTTCAAACAATTGCTTGGTGTTTACCTCAGTACCAACTTTGTCAGAAAGGTAAGTAACGAGGTCTTCAGTTGAAACTGGAACAGGAGCGAAAGGCATGATGTGTTTTGTTGTCTATGAATATAGTATAGGGTATGAAGGGGTCACTGACGACCCCATGTGTACCAGTTTGTCAACTGACATACTCTACGAAAGAGTTGAGTAGTTTTTTGTTAGTAGACTTACTAGCAAGCATCTTTTTAAATGCACGAGAGATCTCAGTTTTCTTAGCACCAGACTCAACGTTCAACTCTGTATTTTGGTTTAGAGAATTACTACTAATAGCATACAGAGCAGAGAAAGCTGCAGGGTTAGGAATGATTGCTGATTTTTCTTTCTTCCACTGCTTTTGAATTTCAGTGTACTTTCTAAAGTCAGCATAGCGTCCAACAAAACTAGACAACTGACTGCCCTGCAGAATACGGAAACCAATTACATTTACATCAGGGTTACGATCACGAACCTGCTGGATGAAGATATTAGTGATAGTGTCATATTCAAACTCAGGATAGACACGACCAGTCTGACGATCACGAAGGCAATTACCCCAGTCAATACGAGAAGGACGAATGATAATCTCATCTTTATGTTCGATGTACTGCTCTCTACCATAAGCAGATTGACATCCTTCACCATCAGTTAAGATGCAAACATTGACTTTCTGAAGATCATTCTGTTTTTTGAAATGAGGAATGATGTAATTAAGCAAAACAATCGCTTCATTTAAAGGAGTTCCTGAAAGAGTAACACCAATTGTATTGTGATAACTATTATAATTTTTATAGTAGTTTGCTTCTCTATACAAGTTTCTACACATACGCTCATAGTCACGAGAGTTAGAACGAGAAGAAATAAAGTTCATCAAATGAAAACAATGAGGATCAATAAAGAACTCATTCTTTTTCAATCCGTCCCAACTACGATAGTAAGAGTCATAGTTATCGTCTGGAGTTTCACCTGCTATATTTGCCATAGCACGTTTTGCTGCAATCCACTCATTAGTGAATGCATAAACTTCAAATGGAATCTGTACTTTCTTACAGAATGCAGTGAGGTTAAGAAGTTGCTTGACAGTTGGCAGTAGCTCATGCTGCATAGAACCAGACCAGTCAAGGATAAAAATCAAACCGTGATTCTTACCATCAGGAACAACAGTTACTTTTTTGAAAATGTCTTCGTTATAAAGATAAGTATGTAACTTTGAAGTATCAAGCACACCAGTCTTAGATTGACCAGCACGAGCATAAGCGTCAGCAGACTTACGACATTCAAATTCCTTAACAAGATAGTTTACCTCTTTCTGTGATTGCTTACGAAAATTATGATAGTCACTATCAACATCAGAGTAGACATTAGGATCAGATGCTTGACTGTCGATCCAATCATGAAGGACAGTCCAATCTACAAGATGGTTTTCTAGGTTAACGTTTTTAGGGATCTCAATATATGTAGTGCTACGACCGTAATTACGAGAGGAAAGATTTTCTGCTTTCTGATCGAAAGAACGTTGAGTTGAAGAAGTGTCTCCACCTCCAGAACCATCATCTTCGTCATCATCTTCGTCATACTCTTCATCCTCAATAGAATCTGCATTAGATGTAGATCCTGCACCACCAAAGTTAGGTTGGATATCAGGTTGATCTTTATCTGAAGATTCTCCAGATGCTTCCTCAGCAGATTCTACTCCTTCTGCATTTTCATTTTCTTCAGTTTCTTCCTCATCAGATTGTTCAGGAGAAGCTTGAGGAATATTAGCAACCGTTTCTTCAAACTGCTTACTGAACTCATGTACGTCAACCGCAATCTGTAAAACTTCTTCAAAAGTTTCTGCGAGATCAGTACGAGCAACAAATAATTTTTCTTCAGTAGAGAAAGGAATAAGTGCATTAGCACCAATCTTAAAGTGTAGATTGATACGGTCAATCAAACTGAGTTTAGTAAGATCTTCTCCCTGAATATTAAAGAAGTCACGGTCATTTAATTCTTTGTAACCACCAGCGAATGACTTGCGAAGACCTGGATACTTACGCTTCATTAATTTCTCAATGCGAGCGTCTTCAATTACATTGACAAAATCCTTAGGACAGTCAGCAATGTCTCTCCAGTCTTTGTTGGGAGTGAATAGTGCATGACCCACTTCGTGACCGACAAGCATATCATACACAGTGTCTGATGCTTTGTCCCAGTTAGGGAGAGTCAAAATACGACGGTCAACGTCGAAGGAAGCTGTGTAGCACTGCTTATGCTCTACAACAAGATTCTCTGTAGCGAGAAGACGGGCGAGGTTACCTTTGATTTCTTTGTTGTTTGACATGTGTCTCTGTTGCTGATGTATACATCATAACAAATAAACAACCTAGCCAACCAGTCCGTGTGTCACTTCGTTAACTGTCACGTTGAGGGTAGAGTAGTTTTTGACCTTCTCCACAGAGATAGTACGGTCGAACTTATCGTCCATACCCTGCTTGTGACTGATTACAAACACCTTGGTGCTGTCATCAAAATTTCTTAGGATCCATCCTAGATCAGATGTACCCGATGTGTCAAGTGATCCATCAAAGATCTCATCTAAAATAAGGAGGTTAGTATCCACGCTATTCTTAAGCTTAGCAATACTACGCCAAGTGAGCAGAAGAGCGATATCAATACGAGCTTTTTCGCCTTCACTGAAACTATCGTAAGAGAACACATCACGGTATCTAGATTTGATTTGCTCCTCAAAGTTCTCGTCTAGGGTAAAATTGACATAAAACTCCATACGTTGTAAGAAATCGTTAATCAACTTATTCATAGTAGGAAGATAGGTTTTGATGATCCTAGTCTTGATACCATTATCTTTAAGGAGTTGACCCGCTGTTGTAAGAACATCACGATCAGATTTCAAACTAGCTTGTTGTTTATTCAAACTCTTTTTGTTTTCAACCAAAAGTTCTAGTTTGTTATACTCTGATTTCTTGTCAACATTATCACTGTTTAATTCTACAATTTCTTCTTCAAGTGATTCCACTTGTTTACGAATTGTCATCAGTTGAAAATTGGTTTGTGAAATTGTAGTGTTGATATCATTTACTGTAGTAGAAAGTTCAGTAAATTTATTAAACCTAGTTTCTTCTTCTCCTATAGCAGAGAGGATATCATTATATCCTACAAGCATTTCATCAACTTTACCCCGACCTTCGTCCAGTTTTAGATTACGAAAATCCTCATGTAGGTCTTGTGTACACGTAGGACACACATGGTTGTTCTCAAAGAACTCAAGTTCTTTCTTACATGTGTTCAGTTTATGTGTTACCTTGATCAAGTATGTGTTCAACTTTTGCAATTTCCCGTTTGATTGCTGGTACTCATGCATTTCTTCATTAAGATTACAGATTTGTTGTGTCAAAAGAGAAACATCTTCCACACCCTGTAGCTCAGTTTTTTTATATACAGATATCTTTTCTTTCTTGCGATCAATCTCTTCTTGATTTCTCTTTTCTAAAGTAAGCATAGTTTGCTTTTGCAATTCAATCTTATCTTTTAGAAGATCTAGTTGATAGTTGATGTCACGAACTTCATCATTGTTCTCACGCATCTTATCTTTCAAGAGAACATTCATAGTAGAGAATACTTGGATATCCAAGATGTCCTCAATAATATCACGACGTTGACCACCAGGCAATTTCATGAATGGGATAAACGTAGAGGATCCCAACACAACAATTTGCGTAAATGATTTGTAATTCATCTTGAGCACGTTCTGCTCAAAGTTTTTCTGCTGATCGTTTACAGAACTTTCCTGATTCCACAGTTGTCCATTACAATAGATCTCAAACTTATTAGGTTTGATACCACGAATAACTTTATAGTCTAGCTTGCCAATACGAAACTCAATTTCAACTACACAATTTTTTTCATTAATACTATTGACTAGAGACCCTTTACTAATCTTACGAAATGGTTTTGCAAACAAAGAAAAAGTAAGAGCATCCAAAATGGTGCTCTTTCCTGCTCCGTTGTCACCAACGATTAGATTTGTTCTACCTTCTTCTAAATTAATTTCACTAAACACATTACCCGTGGACAAAAAGTTCTTCCAACGGATCTTTTCAAAAATAATCATTCTGCAGAATCTTCAGGTGGTATCAAAAAATCGTCAGGCGTGATGATGGAAAATTTTTGACCACGGTCTTGACATGCTCCTATTATAACATGATCTTCCATTTCCACAACCTGCATTGGAGGATATTCAATATCCTCTTCCATCATCATCAAGTATCTTGCTGCATCATCATTGTCCATAAAGATAGGTATAACCCTATCCTCTGCCGCATCAAACACAGAGTATACACCATCTGGATGATTTTCTAATGTTAGAACAAACATTATGCAACATTGCAGCTTTCAATATATAGTGTTCTCATCAAGGACTTGAGTTCACTTTTGTCTACGGCAATCTCTACTTCATCAATATATTCATTGAGAAGAGTCATTGTGTCTTTAGTTTCAAGATCTGCATCTTCGATGTTATCTGCATCAACTAAAGTCTCAACAATTTTTACATCATGAGCACCTACGTTGTAAAGGCGATCAACCAATGTTTCAAACATTTGGTAGTCACGTTTTTCTTCAACGATGAGTTTGATGAACTTGTCTTTATAATCAGATACATCTGATTTGTTGTAGTCGGTAGCTGCATCATCATAGAAGATCTTTTCAAAGATTTCATACGGATTTCTGATAAACTTAAGTCTATCACTTTCAGTATCGTAGATATGGAAACCGCGAGAGTCTTTATAATCATTCCAAAACATCTGATAGGGGTTACCAAGATACTGGACATTACCATGCTTTGACTTATGATGAAAATGTCCTGACCATACTCGTTTAAAGTTTTTAAAATCAGAAACTCTAAATCCACCATCAAATTTCATGCCAGGTGTAACTTCAAATCCATCACACTCTAGATGACCACACATGATATCAGCGTCAGAGTTTGTCATAACATCTACGCTACTACTTTTATTTTCTGAATTGATCCATGGCATCATCAAAAACTTTTTGCTACCAAGCTTAATGTGTTTTGGTTCAGCGTAGATGTTGATGTTGGTATACTTCTCCAGAAGAAGTTCGGGTGAATTAATTTTGTTTGTATTTTTATAGTAAGTACAATGATTACCCAAGATCATATGAACGTTATAATCTACTAATCGTTTGAAATAATTAGTGTCAACACGATTAAAGGTATTATAATCCATTGACTTTCGATTATCAAAAGTGTCACCTAGATCAATGATAGTATCGATACCTTCCTTTTCAAGGGTTGGAAAGAATACATTGTCATAAAATTTCTGGAAGTAATTCCAAAAGGGCAAAGAACCCTTCCGTCCATCAAGATGCTGATCCGTTATTAGTGCTATCTTCATCTTTAATAAACTCTCCTTTTTCGTAATCAAATCTAGGATGTGGGGCAGATGGCACCCAAGGGTTTTTTGATGTATTGTGTATCACAATAAACTTATCAGCAGCAAATGTACCTGCAATACTGACTCGAATTTCATCATCATCTTTCCAATTAAATGAACCATCTTTTTTAGTATGGTTCATTGCTTCTTGGATCTGGTCAATAACTTCTTGTGTTAGTTTCATTGAGGAATATGATCTTTAAACTTATCATGATTACCGTCGCCTGGCATTTTACCATATGCAACATATTCAATAGCTTGTAGAGAACCTTCCAGTCTAGTCAGGTCTCTTTCAATTCTAATGTATTCCTCATACGCTTCTTGTAAGAGTTCTTTTTTCTCAGTTAACTGATTAGTTCTCTTTGTGAAACGCTCAATCAGTTGTTCATAGTTTTCAGTTTGTTTCATAATTTTCCTCCAACTGTTCCGTCATACGGGTCTGATGTGCGACAGTTCGCCCAATTTGTAGCGACTCCTTCGAGATGAAATGGTGTTCCTTGAGTGACAGCTTCCCTCGTAAGTCCTGTGATGAGTTCCTTACCGTCTTTACTAAAGCTAGTCCACGTTCCAAAGCGTTTCTTCTCGACACGGAATTCTCCATAGGGCGTTTCATGCCATTCGTAGGTTTCATAATCTCCACTCATGTTTTTCTTGTGTTTTATTAAGGATAATCACTCGGTTACCATCATGTGTGAACACAAGTTCATCATCATGGTCCCAACAAAGTTCTTCATACAAAGAGTTTAATCTCCTCATATCTTCCCACAGGGCATTCGGGTCAGTCATCAACGATTCATTTTAGTTTCAATATTTTCTTTGATGCTGCCCATATCAGAATAGGAAGCATTCATACCAGACATACTACCATCATATGTGTCTGTGTGCATAACCTCATCATATCCTGACCTCTCTAGGATCTTGCCTTTGATCTCTAGCTGCTTCTTTTCTTTTTGGATCCTACGCAAGAATGCGTAGTAAATGATCTGAGTGAAATAAGCAAATGGGTTCTTAGATTTTTCTGGGTCGAAGTTGTCAATATACTGGAGGCAATTTTCAATGCCGTCACAGATCATGTCCTCACGGAACATATAGTTGACAAAGTTTGGTTTATAAGATAGGTGTGTTGCGATCTTTAGAAAGCAAGAACCAATATAATTGGTGACTCGTGGGCGTGGGTTGCCTGCTTCTTTAGCGGCATGAACTTTCTGCCGATAGTCAGTGATCGCAGCAAGGAACTCTTTATTGTTGACGTAGTATTCAGTCTTTTTTCGGGTCATTACTGCATATGCCATGGTTTGTTACCATTATCATGTACTTAGAATAGCACAATGAAATGGATTTGTAAAGGGGCTTGACAGAACCTCATAAACTGAGTACAATTAACCTTGTAGAGGTTCAGGTCAAGGTATTAGCTTTTATTAAAGATATCCTCTAAAGATTTTTTCATTTGATTTACTGAACCTAAGTAACCAGATTCGCGAGGTAATTTTCCTGCTCTTCCAGTTAGACTCTTTCCATTCTCTAACCTTTGTAAGGTTTTTTCATAGAACTCTAGAATCTGTCCATCGATTTCAGTCATCGTCATAATATGATCACGTTTAATAATATACATGTTATCAAACGAGGCGCTGATCCATTCACTAAAAGAAAAACCAGATACTTCTAATTGACCTTTCCTTTGTTTTGCAGCTAGAACTTGGAGCGGGTTTTCTAATAGTACTTTGTCTTCATCCTCTAAGTAACAGACTTTAGATACTATCTCCTCTCCAGTTGTTAATTTTATTGTTGCATAAAATTCTTCATCCATATTAACTTGCTCTAAGGTTTACTTTTATTACCTCATACTTAAAATTTTCATCATTATAAATGTTGACTCTTTCATTCAAGTGCCGAAGCGTATAATTCTGACCGCCGATGTCATCAGCGATATCGTATAAAGTTGCAATATCTTTACCTTCACCTTTCCTAAGTACACGACCAATTGATTGGAGGTTACGAATGCGTGACTTGCTTGGAGAAGCAAATATAATATTGTGTAATCGTTTAATATTAATTCCTGTAGAAAAAGTTCCGTAAGAAGCAATAATAACAGCGTTATTTTCCGTCTCGGTAATTTGACGAACAGCTTCTCTATCTTCTACATCAGTACCACCATGAACAAAAAATAGTTTTCGTTCGGGGTCTATGGTATTATTTATCAACTCATAAAGTGGTTCCCCATGCTTTTCAATGTAGTTAAATAGTACTAGGGTATTGCCTTCAATATCTTTAACTAGGTTTTTAATAATATTATTTCTTCCACGATGCTCTACCAAGTAATCAATCTCATCATGATATGATTCAAAGTGTTGCGGAGCATGTTTACAAAGTAAAATTTTGATCCTAAATTTAGAAAGATAACCAGATTTGATTAGATCATCTGTTTTAGTTACACGCTCACAATCACCAAACAATCCTTCTAGTACCCACTTGTGTGTTTTGCTACCATCAAGTGTTCCAGTAAAACCAAAACGGTACTTGGCATTGTGTAACTTAGTCATGATTCCTGTGAGGGACTTCGACTTAAATAGGTGTGCTTCATCACCGATAACACAATCAATATCATCAAAGTATCTTTTTGGGAACTTGTAGATTGATTGCCAGGTTGAAATAATAATTGGTTTGTCAGTATTTTTATCTTTGCCTGAATATATCTTATGCACATGATCGTCAGCATTCCACCCGTAATCGTTAAAGTCATTGACCATTTGTTCTACGAGGGACGTAGTAGGGACGATGATCAACGTCTTCTTGTTGGTAGCAGTATAGTATCTGACGAGGGCATAGATCATAAGAGACTTCCCAGATCCCGTAGGAGAAAGAAGTAACTTTCGATTATTTTTTATAGCTTCGTAGACTGCACGATATTGATAGTCACGAGGTTTAATATCGCCATGGACAATTCTATCCATGAATGTCTTTACACCAGCAGGAGAAACAAAACCGTTTGGGTCTTCTACATCTCCATACCAATCATTCTTTTCATACTCAATATGGTATTGTCTTTCGTATGCCCATGTCTCTAAATGTTTTCTTAAACCATGATACAATTCACCTGTACCTGGTGAATACAAACGAATAGTTCCATCCCAGTATTTGTATCTGGGATTCTTTTTTAAGAACTTAGCTTCAGGAACTTCAAAGGTAAAGTAATCAGACAATTCTTGATGAACATGTGGTTCCTTAGAATTAATCGTAATGTAAACTTCGTTCTTCTTCTTAATAGAAAGGGTGGTCATCATTGTCCGTTAACAAATTTCTCCCACTCAATGGCACTCTTGACCTGAAACCCTCTATTAGAAATTTGACGCATGACTTGATCCAACCAGTACAACATCTGATCTAGATACTTGATTTTTGCCTCAAGGTTGATGATCTCATCATCACTCTCAAGGTATGTTTTCATTTTCTCGGAAGTCTTAATGCTTGATCCAAATGGTTTAGCGGCGTAGATTTTGGCGTCTGCCTCTCCAGAGTAATACTCGCGCTTTTCCCTAACCAATTTACGGATCTCAAATTCAAGTGAAGCTTTGATCTGTGAGATGTCAGTGTAATGGTTTAAGTATTTATTGTGTTGGAAAGGGATGTTTAAAGCGAGTTGTCCCAGATCTGTGCTATACTGTTTGTTCTTGAATTGAAAGTCAACTGCAGAATCTTCCGCCCAGTCTTCTCTCAATTTTTCAAATTTATTACGAAGAGATTCAAAATTCATAAAGATTTCATTTGTTTATCACGAAGGAAGAACTGCTGGTGTTTAAATGTCACCTCTGCAGTAATATATTCCACATCAGTTATTGTAGCATCAAATTGTAGGTTACTCAAAGATACAGGAAATATATCCCGAAACTCTACAACAAATGCTGGATTGTATTGCGAAGTAGCAATATGTAATTGTGCGTTGGTGTAAATGTCTAACTCATTTGTTGTACGTTGCATCTGATCTGCATTGCCATTATCTCTCATCCATTTATGAATAGAGTTATAATTGACTAGATCTTCGTCAACAATAAAACGCACAGTAAAATCCCCAAACGTTACTCCACCGCCAGGAATGACAGGCACGTTTCTAAAACGAGTCGGTACTTCCGTGGTTGGCATTTGTACGTCAGGAACATTTGCTGATTGGCAAAAGAAATCTACCCCTGCAAATTTTTCTAATTTGAGGAGATAACCAATAGGGTTTAAGAAGTTCCTATTCCTAGGTTGTTCTTTATACCATTCAGCAGACATATCAACTTCCCAAGCTATAAGTATTTATTAGCGTTGAAATACTCTTTGAATAGGAACTTGTTTTAATTTGTCAATAACATCGGATTCAACTCTACTAACAACTTTATCCAACAAGTCCACATCTATGTGCATGAACGGTGGGATGATACCAAGCAAACGAAGTAAACCATCCACAAATAATGCAAGAGTTGTAAATCCTAAGATCATACTGATAACAGTAGCATCCCGATTATGCTTTGCCATTGAAGCTTCATCTATTTTTCTAGCTTCACTAACTGCTCTTTCTACTGCTTCTTCAATTAATATATCAATTTCTTCTTTTGTGTAGTTAGTCTGGTTTGTCTTCATTGTTCCAAAAGTCTTCCCAGTCTTTGTCTGAGTTTGTAGCATCTGTAATATTTTTATTATCTAAATCACCAGTCATCTAGTTCCTCCTCTTCGTCCCATACTTCATATGGTCCGTGTTGCATACGTTTTAACCTTTCAGTTTCTGATTTAAATGATGATGCTTCTGATAACCAGACAGCAAATTTCATTACAATAAAAATTACTGCTAGTGGTGACAAACAAAACAATAATACTAATGATTGGTTCATTGCGAATATTCGTTTAGTATATCTAGCACAGTATTCAAAGTGTCATGAGCACCATCGTGCCATTGCCCTGTTCTCTTGTCGTGTACTCCATCGTATAAATCTGTTTTTAATTTATACACCTTTGCAAGCATATCAGTTTTATGTAAGCTACCACGGGGCATAGTAATTCAGAGATACTGCTTCTATTTAAGCACAAAAAAAGGGACCCCGTAGGGTCCCTGTGTTGATTTCGTAACCGTATCAGGTGAGGTTCGCAACGCGAACACGTCTGTAATACTGGTTGCGGTTGTGTGTAAGTGCCTCGGCATCAGGTGTGCCGTTGCTCTGTACAACGAATGGGTTAGCAACCATACCGTAGCGTGTCTTGAAGCCAATCTTGGGCTGGAAGGTGCTAGGGTCAATGCTTCTGAGCATTTGTAGGGGAACGTATGGGCAGTAGAACAGTCCACTGTCATAAGGTGAAGAACCCTTATAACCAACTACGTAGTAGTGGGTGTTAGAAACGTTAGCAGAGTAAGGATCAACAAAGACCTTAATGCGTCCGTTCATTGTACCTACAAGTAGGTTACCTGTGTCATCAACTTCACCGATGGAAGGACCACCAGCGCCGCTTAGACCTGAGGAATAGTCGAGTGTGCCAGACATGGCAAGAGCAGAAGCTACATCAGCAGAAGTGATGATGAAGTTGCCCTTTCCTCTACGAGTTTGCTGCGCGATAGCGTTAGCATCTCTTTCAATCTGGAACATAAGTCCCTTGAATTTCTCAACAGACCATCTGCCGTTGCTGTCAACGTCGAGGTCAAATACGCCAGCGTTAGCAACGTTGTTCTGTGCGCCAGACTTAGCGACAGTGTAAACGGTTCTAACAACTTCACGGTTGATTTCAGCAAGGATCTCACTAGACAGTAAGTTAGCAAGTTCCTGCTCAGCATCAAGACCATGAATTGCTTTCAAGTCTTGAGCAAGTTCTAGAGTGTATTCTGCTTTCAAAGCACGAGTCTTTGCAGTAACAGAAGTCTTCTCGATGCTGAAGCTCATCTCGTTGAATAGGGTTGAACCCGATCCTAGTGCTTCTGCATCTTCTCTAGCGATGTTGCCTGCTTGGCGCTCGTAGTTAGCAGCAGTTGTGCCGCCGCCTGTAGCGTCGTTAAGCAGTGCAGGGTTAGCATCGGTAGTACCACCGTCTCCAAGAGGAGAAACGGGGTCGTTGTATGCTGCAGGACCCTGTGAGTTACCAGAGAAGTTGGTGTCAGGCTCGTTGTAGAGTGCTTCTGAACCAGCGCGTAGTGCAGCGC